AGTGGTGCGAGTGGAAGTCCATCTGGAGGTACTTACGGTTCTTCTGCTCAAGGAAGATTAAGAGGATGGTCTAGTCATGATAGTACAAAATATTATTATGTTTTTTCTACTGATACTTGGAATAGTTGGACTGGCACAGTACCAGGAACTGATGGATGGGGTAAAGCAAACTCAAGTTATATGGGTAATTTTTATATGAAAAATGGTGGTAACTGTACTACTGAGGTCTGTAAGCATGATGATTATACAGGTGTTCAACGATCTGTATACAACGTAGCGTACTCTGGTGAAGAGAATTATCAGATGGGCAATTTTAAAGGATATTGTTTAGGAGAGTATAATGGTAACCAGAATAACAATTCTTATAAGATGAGTTATACTTCTGATACATACAGTGTTGGTAGTCAAACTATGGAACCAAAGGGACATGGTGGAATGTCTTCTGCTGCTTGTGCATCTGCTTCTAATTTTGTTAACACCGCTTATGGTGTTACCCCACCTTCATATTAAGTATATAAAAGATTTTAACAATGGCTAAAAAGTATTTTCTTGCAGATCTAGATGATTTGCCAAATATATTAAGAGAAGGAAAATTGACTCATCATGATTCACATGCTCCAAAGTTTGCTATATGTGGATGTGAGGAAGCAGATTATGATACTCATGTAGCACCACTTAAATCATCTAAACCTATTGAAGATATAGTAGATGAAGAAACTGCTATTGAAGCAAGTCGTTGTTGGGGTGATTCAAGAGAAAAGAGAAGTAAGTGGGTTGGTGATAGTGATGTTGATAAGTATCCAAGTAAAATTAAAGTTTCTATTACCGATGATCAGAAAGAAAAGACTGTTTTGGTAATGAAACAAGCTGCTAAGATGCTAGTTCAATATGCAATTGATCAGGGGGAAGGAGATCCATACAATGCGTCATTATTAACAGATATTGAAAATACTTCTACAGTAACACAGATAAATATAATATATGAGAACTTTCTTGGGCAAACTATTTCCCATAAAGATGCTACTGATTTGAATAAATATGAAAGCGATGGAATCACCAGAAAATATGATGCGTCAAGAGTTAAACCTTCGTGCATCTAGTAGAGATGAATATGATAAATGGTTAATTGATAATTCTGTACACAATCCATTTGGTCAAACAGAATATCAATGTGTTAATTATGTTATAGAATCTCACCCAACTAAATATGCTGCTATTAGACAAGCATGTTTAGAAATAAGTTCTAGAGAACAATCTATAAAAAAATGTGGGATTAATAAGAAAAAAAGTGATATTAAGATTAAGCAATTAGAAAAACATAGAGATGAATCAAATGATCCTTTAGAGAAGGAGATGATTCAATGTGATATTGATTTGGAACAGATAGATAATCATGTTTGGGAAAAGAAACACCTTCAGAGTTATCAAGAACAGAAATATTTTTTAGATTATATTAAAACTGAATGTGGAGAACCAGAAGAAGTTAAAAGATTTTTAGATGGTGATAGGGATGAAGAGAATAAGTATTGGATTGCTAGAATGGCAAAACAATCTGCTGTTGATATGCTTTCTTCTGGAACTATAAACCAAGGTAACATGGAATCAATTCTTCAGATGCCACAGGAGCATCAGAAGTTAGCATTCAATGCTGCAATGAGATTTAGTGGAGTTGTTAGTACTGGGATAGATCAAATGAGATTGAATGCAGAATCAGAAATTAAATATCTTGATAAAGACACTAGTACTAGAAGTCGTTTATTGACAGAAGAAACAGAATCTAATCAACTTAAAATATCTGATGGATAAGGTTTTTAGCCTACCGATAAATCCAAAGTTTGATCCACAATTTATTGAAACAAAATTCTTAGATTTCTTAATTAGAAATAAGGATTATATTTTTGATTTGTATTTCACCTGTAGAATGCCTCCCTTTACTCAGGATGCTATGGGTGAAGTTTTCATGTCAGCAGATATGGAACTTGATGTTATAGGAATGGCAAATTGGTTGAGTCAAGAAAGTGGAATACCTTTATCAGCAACTTTTAATAACATTTACGTTAGACCAGATCAAAAAAATCTAGAAGAATGGATTATAAATTTTAAACAACTATATGATATAGGGATTAGAATAGTTACTCTACCTCATACATCATGGGTATCAACTGGTCAGATACAAAAAGAATATCCTGAGTTATACATTAAGAATACTATACTTAGAGAAGTTACTAGAGCAAATGAAGTAGTTGAATTAGCACAAGCAGGGTTTCATTACGTTAATCTTGATAGAGATTTGATGAGGGATAGGGATAGACTCCTAGAGATTAAAGAAGCAAAAGAATACTGTGCTGAAAAAGGATATCCAGTTAAGATATCTCTTTTAGTTAATGAAGGATGTTGGGGTAACTGTCCTATAATGACAGAACATTATCATTATAATAATACTAGAAATGTATCCGATCCTCAATATTTTAATAGTAGAATTAGTAGAATATCATGTAGTAAATGGGATGCAATGAATGGTGGATTAGCAGCACTCAAAGCAGCAAATCTTCCACCTTGGAAAGAGGACTGGGAAGAGATGTTAGATTTAGGTATTGATGTATTCAAGATGCATGGTAGAGAATCTCCATCTAGACTCATGGAGTCAATGGATATTATTAATAGATGGGCATTAGATAAGGATATATTGTTTCCACAATATAAAAAGTATATTGAAGATGTAGATCTTAAGGAAAGACCCATTGATATATGGAGAGAGAAGATTAAGACATGTCAATTCAATTGTTGGAAGTGTAATTATTGTGATATGGTTTACGAATCTGGTAAAGGTAATAACAAAGTACACCCTAAAATTCCATTCATTATAGATGCTATTGATAAAGCAGAGAAAAAGGAAAGTAAATATACAGGAGTTGGTATAGAAGCATTGACTTCTGATATCACTAGACATTTTCTTAATAATATTTGTTCTTATGATGGAACGAAGTATCTTGAGGCTGGTGTGTATGCAGGTGGTACTTTCTATTCAGCATTGCAAAATAATAATATTAAAGGATATGCTGTTGATGATTTTGAAAAAGCATATGCTCCTTGGAGAGATGACATTGAATTTGTAGGACATAAAGATCCCAAGAAAGCATTCTTACAACCACCTTGGTGGCCAGATAAGAGATATGATTTTGAATTACTTGAAGGTAAAGTTGATGATATAACTGTACCAGAGAAATGTAATGTTATATTTTATGATGCTGATCATGATCCATTACAACAATATAAAAATATAGATCATCTTCTTCAATTCTGTGAAGATGAATTCATCTTATTGGTAGATGATGCTAACATGCCTGGTGTGGTAGAATCAGTGGAGGATTTAGTTAAGCATAAAAAACTAAACGTATTGTTTGAAAGAAAGATTCTTACATCTATTCCAGAAGATCAATCTTCATGGTGGAATGGAATATACATTTTATTAATAAAAAAATGATTGATATAATTGATAATTACTTACCAGAAGAAGAGTTCTTCAAGATGTTTACTCATATGAAAGAACATCAATTTGATTGGCATCTAAGTCATATTCTTACTCAAGATGCTGAAAAAACTCCAATTGGTAACATGCAATTCTGTCATCTTTTCTATCATATGCATCAACACAAACCAAATACCTTTGGTATTGTAGTTCCCATGATAAGAAAACTTAATCCTGTTGCTATATTGAGGATTAAAGCTAACCTATCATTGGCCACAAAAGAGGTTGAGGAAGCTCGCCTACATATAGATATAGAGGATGATGATACTCCTGATTGTGTCAGAACATCTCTACTCTATATGAATACCAATGATGGTTATACAGTTTTTGAGGATGGAACTAAAGTTGAATCTGTTATGAATAGATTTGTGACGTTTCCACACAACTTGAAACATGCAGGTACTACATGTACCAATGCTCCTTTTAGAATGGTTATCAATTTTAATTATGTTACAGGCAATATTAAAGAATGAACTCTACATGGGTTACATTTTTGGGATAATGATCCTTGGTGGTTTTATTAGAAACTATCATGTATTAGATGATGTATACGCTTTAATTAAAAAGTATGTCAAGGATAACCGCATCCTTATTATTCTTACTAGTATTTTCGGTGGTGTATTACCTATTCCTGGTAGGGTTGCACTATCAGCTCCTTTACTAGATGCCATAGCACCACCTGATAAGAGAAAGAGAAGTGCATTTGGTATCATTGATTACCTTTCAACACATCATTACTATTGGTGGTCACCACTAGAGAAGACAGTGGTATTACCAATGGCAGCATTGGGTATTAGTTACACAACTTATCTTGGATACACTATAGTTCCACTTGTTATTTGTTTAGGATATACTTGGTGGTATATCTTTTCTAAAGTAGATCCTGAGTCAGTTGTACCTAATTTAGAATATATTCAAGACTTTAATTGGAAGAGAGCATTGAGAGGATGGGCTCCTTTTATTGCAACACTGTGGTTCTTACTATGTGTGGGTAAAGCAGGAGCAATATTCTTCTTTCCTTGGTTCTTTGGTATGGCATGTTATTATAGTATCATTTGTAAAGACTGGAATTGGGGTAAGTATCTTGATGGTAACTTTGCTATTATTGCTACTGTGGTATTAGCATTAGGTGGTGTAGTTAAACAGATACATGGCCCAGTTATGGAGTATTTGAAGGGTGCATCTCCTGATATGATTATTCCTGTTTCTATTGTTGCAGCAATTGCAGCATGGATCATGGGATCATCAGGTAAGTATGCTGGTATGACATCTGCTCTTGTAATAATTTTTGGACCTCAATACCTTGTATGGTTTCTTGCTACAGAGTATTCTGGTTATTTACTATCACCAGCACATAAGTGTTTGATGATTGGTCAACAGTATTTTGGCACACCTATTCGTAAGTATTACAAGGTAGTTGGTGGATTATGTGCTTGGTTAATTGGTTACGCTTTTCTTACTACGTTTTTAGTATAATAAATACCTCTAGGAAATTATAGGTATAATGGTATGGCTGAACCTGCCAGTAGATCTCAACTAAAGGATTATTGTTTGAGAAAGTTGGGATTCCCAGTCCTAGAGATCAACGTAGATGACGATCAGATAGAGGACTCAATTGATGATGCTCTTCAGTATTATCGTATGCGTCATTACGATGGTGTAGAACTTGCTTACATGAAGCATTTGTTCACTGCTGATGATGAGACAAAGTTTGAAACACAAAATACCACAACTACTTTAGGTACTGCTCCCAATACTACAGTGTGGGAAGTAAGGGATAGGTATCTTGATCTTCCTGCTGATGTAGTTGGTGTATCTAAGGTGTTTGGTGTTGCTAGTAATGCTGTTAGGAACAACCTATTTGGTATTGAGTATCAGATCTTTTTGAATGACCTATATGCTGTAGGTTCTCTTGATTTCCTTAACTATTATATGGTTAAGACTTGGATGGAGACTATGGATATGGTTCTGAACAATGGTTCTTTTGTTCAGTTTAGATTCAATATGAGACAGAATAGACTTTATGTTGATGTAGGTAAGGATATGCTTGATCAAGATATTCATGTTATTGTTGAATGTCATAGAGCATTAGATCCAGATACATTTACAGAAGTTTATAGTGATGTCTTCTTAAAGAAATATACTACTGCTTTAATAAAAAGACAGTGGGGTCAGAACCTAATTAAGTTTAATGGTATCCAACTTCCTGGTGGAGTTGCCATTAATGGTAGAGAGATCTTTGAAGATGCTCAGAAAGAAATTGCTGAGATTGAAGAGATGTCAACTACCACATACGAGTTACCACCATTTGACATGATCGGATGAAAAAAGTATATTTTCCTCAGCATGGTGGTGTTGCCACCGAACAGAATCTTGTACAGGACTTGGTTGATGAACAGATCAAGTTGTTTGGTTCTGATGTATTTTATATTCCTAGAGTACATCTTAAGGATAAGTCTCTTGGAGAAGTCATACAATCTGAATTTAATCAAAGTTATATGATTGAAATGTTCCTTGTGAATGTTGAGGGATTTGGTGCTGGTGCAGAGTTTGTAAGTAAGTTTGGTTTGAGAATAACTGATGAGATTAGTTTTGTTGTATCAAGGAGAAGGTGGGAACAGTCTGCTAATCCAGCATTGAATCTTGCTGTAGATGGTAGACCTAATGAAGGAGATTTAATATACTTCCCATTGACAGAAGATCTATATGAGATCAAGTATGTTGAACGAGAGAATCCTTTCTTCCAGTTAGGTAAACAGTATTTCTATCAACTAACTGCTGAGCTTTATGAGCAGGGTGCTGATAAGTTTGATACAGGTATTGATGAAGTTGATGATATTGAAAGAGAGTTTAGTAATATCACCACTCTCAATGTTGGACTTACTACTAGACAGACTGCAACTGGAACTTTACTTGTTGATTCAAGTGGTGTAATTACAGGAGCAACAGTAGTACTTGCTGGTACTGGATATAATTCACCACCAAGTGTTACTATTAATAATGCTGGTAATGGTAGTGGTGGGTTAATTGAAACATCTATAATGGATGGTGGTGTAGTAACACTTACAGTTGCTAATGGTGGTAGTGGGTATGATCCTTCTAATTTACCAACAATAACTATTGATGCTCCACCAGAAGCAATTCAATTTGTTAATGATGAACATGTTGTTATAGGTGGATTTACTGGACAAGGTGCAGGAAGAACATGGACTTCTTCTGATAAAGTTATTACTGTAACTGCACTTGGTAGTTTTGATCCTGTATTTGCTACAACCACACAGAAGAAATATTTCTATTGGAAATTTGAAGACAAGCGTATCAATTATGTTTATCAGTATAATGGAACTACTGCAACTTCAGTTCCTGGTTATTTCTATTATGATTCTGCTAATGTTAAGTATATAATTAATGCTTGGGAAGATACTAGTACTAGTGGTGGTCAAGCAACTATGTATGATCTAATGAGTGCTACAATTGCTGAAGTTGCTGATTGGAATGGTGTTACAAATACACTTGAAGTTATGAACCGTACTGGAAACTTCCTTGATGGTGACATGATTAGAGGGGTTGAGTCTAATGCCATATATACATTAGGTACATTCTCTACAATTGATAATCAAAGCACTGAATGGGATCAGAATAAAGCGATTGAAGATGGTGCAGATGATTTAATTGATTGGGGTGAGGTAAATCCCTTTGGTGAATTTGGTAATTATACAGGTAGCTTCTGATGTTAGGAACACAATTTTATAATCAAGCAGTTAGAAAAACTGTTATTTCATTTGGTACTCTTTTCAATAATATTGAATTAAAGAAGACTGCTGATGGACAAGTAATGGAGGTTGAGAAAGTTCCTCTTGCTTATGGTCCAAAACAAAAGTTTTTATATAGACTACAAGGTAATGCTGCTGATGGAAGGAAAGTAGCAATCACTTTACCAAGACTTTACTTTGAGATGACTGGTATTGATTACGATCCTAGTAGAAAAACTCCAGCAACTCAAAGAATTAAAGCAGTAATTCCTGATGCTGGTGTTGAAGCAAATGCTACTGAAGTGAGAACACAATATGTTCCAGTACCATATAATATTTCATTTGAAGTTGGTATCCTTGCTAAGTCTCAGGATGATGGATTGCAGATACTAGAACAGATATTACCATTCTTCCAACCATCATTTAGTATGAGTATTAAGTTTATTCCTGATATGAATGAAACTAGAGATGTTGCTGTTGTATTAAACAGTGTAGATTTTGATGATGATTGGGAAGATGATTTCAGTACAAGACGTAGTATAACTTATTCAATGCAGTTTACTTGCAAGAGTTACATCTACGGTCCTTACACCAAGGCAGATGTTATTCGCAAGTCTCGTATCATTGAGACTATTGGTGATAAAGCAGTTGGTAAGCGTCATGTTGAGTTATCATACACACCTAAAGCAAAGACTGATTTAAATGCGGATGGTCAGGTTACTGCTGCTGATGATGCATTAGTAACTGCTGATGATGACTTTGGATTTAATGAGGGGATGTCATTCTTATGAATAACCTAGAAGATAATATGGAAGAACTTCTTAATGTTGAAGTATCTGATACACCTGAAGGTGGTTGTGCTAAACGCAAGGATCAACTCAGAGATGTCACAGAGGACAGAGAGAAGGACTATGAGTATACTAGAGGACAATTGTATAGTCTCATAGATCAAGGTCAGGAGGCGGTCAGAGATGCCTTAGAGGTTGCACAGGAGTCAGGGCATCCAAGAGCATTTGAAGTTGCTACAAACGCCATGAAGCAGGTAGCAGACATGACTGATAAACTCATGGATCTACAGAAGAAAGTTAAGGATCTGGATGAAGAGAAGAGAGGTCCAAGTAAGGTTACAAACAATGCTATGTTTGTAGGTTCTACAGCAGAACTACAGAAGATGCTCAAGCAAATGAATGGGGGTAAACGCTAATGGCATATACAAGATATAACGAAAGTAATGTTGCGGAGAATCCACAACCAGGTAGCACTACAGTAAATCATTTCTCAGGTAATGAAGGGTGGGCTACTAAGACATTTAAGAATTGGAATTCAGATTATCAGGCAAGGAAGTCTGATAATTCAACAAGAACTCCTGGTACATTTCAGGCAAGAGCAAGTAACAATAGTACTAGAACACCTTCTGCGTACCAAAGAAGGAACACAAGTAATACATCGGTATCAGCATAGGTTGACAAACCCTGACAATTCTGTTAGACTACTTGACAGGATCGTTATAATTAGTTGAGTGTACTCTTACAGACATGAGACTAAACGAAGGAGACGTTTACCGTCTAATCAAAGCATGTAATCTGGCGAAGGAAGTTTCTGGATCAGAATACATCTGGGATGAATATGAAAAACTTCAAGATAAATTGAGGAAATTGTGTGAACAAGGTTACTGTGCATATACCAATGACTGAACTAACAGAAAAAGAACTTAAGGTTAGAGAAAGAGCACTATTGATCTTACTCAAAGAATTTGGTGGAGAGAAAAACAACCGAGCAATCTATGCTTGTGCTGAAGAGTGGTGTAAACAGCAGGTAACTACAAATGGACTCGTCTCTTATTACAAAGCATACTACAATCAACATGGACAAGCACGACATACCTATACTGGGTAATTTTTATACTAAGGCAGAAGTAGATCAGATGATCTCTGATGCTCTTGCAGAAGCTCGTGCAATTGATGAAGCATCTATGGCAAAACATAACAGAGATGCAACTATCATTAGTATGATACTTGGGTTTACTTGTTTAGCATTATTTGTAGATGGATTACTTCGCATACTTGGTATCATTCCACCATTCGCAG